GCAACAATGAGATCAAGAAGAACCTGCCTGCGATTCTCAAAGCCAGTCCAGGCTTGCGCTGCTTAACCTCGAAACCAAGAGGCATTCAAAAACTGGCTGTGGCAATGGTCCTCAGTGGCGCTGTTAAAACTATTCCTACCCCTCCGCCCGATGACCAAACTCCGCCCGTTTCAAGTTGAAGGCGTTCGCGCCATCTACGACTTCGGTGGACGTTGCTTGCTCGCAGATGACCAGGGACTAGGCAAAACCATCCAAGCACTTGATTGGATTCGTCGCATCCCTTCGCGGCGTCCTGTGGTCATCGTTTGTCCCTCCACCGTCAAATACAACTGGCAAGCCGAGGCGCTTTTGCACTTCGGAATGCGAGCGGAAGTGCTTGAAGGGCAGAAAATGCGTCCTGGTGTCACTGGCAAACGCGGCGGGGCATTGCCAGGGGACATAGTAATCTTGAATTACGATATCCTGCCGCACTGGTTGAAAGTGTTGCGCAACGCAAAGCCACGTGTGGTCATCTTAGACGAAGTCCATTACTTGCAGAACCGGAAAGCACTGCGCACGAAGGCAGCGATGAAGCTCGTGAAGAATGCGGACTCGGTGCTCGGCCTCAGCGGCACTCCATTCACGAACAGACCAGTTGAACTTTGGCCTGCGTTGAAGATGATACGGCCCGACCTCTTTCCTTCGTTCACTGAGTTTGCTTGGCGCTATTGCGCACCACGCTACCGCCCTTGGGGTTGGACTTACACTGGAGCTTCACGCAAGAAAGAACTTCGGCGAATTCTCTACAGCGAACTGATGGTGCGGCGTCTGAAGAAGGACGTGCTCAAAGAACTGCCTGACAAAGCGCGTCAGGTGTTTCCGTTGCGGTTGAAATCCTACAAGGAATACCACGAGGCACAAGCGGACTTTATCGAGTGGCTGAAGAAGATCAGTCCGTCCCGTGCAGCGCGAGCAAAGAAAGTCAAAGCACTGGCCAAAGTTGGTTACATGCTGCGGTTGGTAGCCAAGTTGAAACTGCCGCTCACGATCCAGTGGATAGAGGAATTTCTTGAGATGCACCCAAATGAAAAGCTGGTGGGATTTACCATGCATCGTGCCGTGATCAATGCGCTCAAGGCACACTTCGGCCGACAGTGCGTTTACATTGACGGCCGGGTGAAAGGTCGTGCGCGACATGATACAGTTCGTTTGTTCCAAAACTCCAAGCGCGTGCGTTTGTTGTTTGGCAATTGGAAGGCGGCTGGGGTCGGCATTACTCTGACCTCCTCTTGTCACGGCGCAGCGTTCGATTTGCCATGGACGCCTGGTGCGCTCTTGCAAGGTGAAGACCGGCTGCACCGCATCGGGCAGAAGCGCAAAGTCATTTTCAAATACCTCGTTGCCAAAGATACTATTGAGGAAAAGCAAATGCTGATTCTCAAAGCCAAAGAAAAGGTATTGGACGAAATTCTGAATCACTCACGTGAGGCGAAGGACTTCAACTTGTTTGAAATGCTGATGAAGGAGATGAGCCGTGGCAAATAAGCGACTAGAGCGGCCGGCCAGCAGTGAGCGTGGCTCGATGCTTCTGCAACACATCCCACTTATCGTGCGCAACAATTTCAAAGCCGCGTGCGCCAGGCGTGGTCACTCGATGATTAAAGTGTTGCGCAAGTTCATGAAGACCTACGCCGAATCCAACGGGAAGGAGCCAAAGATGCCATGGACTTCCGAGGATTACTAGACGAGCTGAAGATTGATTACCTCGAAGAAGGCCACAGTCACGCCCGGTCCGGTTGGATACAGCTTCGTGAATGCCCGTTCTGCGGCTCCGGCAATTACCACCTCGGCTATCGAATCGGCTCGAAGTATTTTAATTGCTGGCGCTGTGCTTGGCATTCGGCCTACAGCGTGCTTCGTGCCATTGATATTCCACCAAGGCGCATCAGGGAATTCCTCGACTCCTTCGACGAGGATGGATCACTAGCTAAAGCGTTATCCCAGGAACGCGGTGAATTGGTAGAGCCGAAGGGACGCGACTGTTTGCTCAAAGCTCACAGGGCTTATTTGAAAGCGCGCGGTTTTGATCCGGCAAAGCTGGAGCAGATGTGGAGTCTTGAAGGCATCGACCACCTTGGCGGACGTTTGCAGTGGCGCATCTACATTCCAATCACGTTCAAAGACAAACGCGTGAGCTGGACGACGCGTGCTATCGGCAACCGTGTTGAGCAGCGTTACATTTCAGCCAGCGCGCAGGAGGAATCAATCAATCACAAACGACTGCTCTATGGATTTGATTACGTAACGCACACCGCCATCGCAGTTGAAGGACCGACTGATGTGTGGGCGATAGGACCCGGAGCGGTGGGGACGTTCGGCACAGCGTATTCTACTGCGCAGGTTAGGCTGCTCGCGGCAGTGCCCAACCGCTTTGTGTGCTTTGATTCCTCAACCGACGCACAACGCAACGCCAAGAAGCTGTGCAGCGAGCTGGCGCTATTCCCTGGCAGCACCACAAACATCGTGCTCGATGCCAAAGATCCGGGCTCTGCCAAAAGAAAAGAGATTGCAACGCTGCGTCGAGTTACGAAACTATAGGCAAAGGCCGTCGAAAGCCGAAGCGTAGCGTAGAAACTGCGCTCAGGTTGGTTGTTGGTGTGGGACGGGAATTGGTTTGAATAAAATATGGAAATGAGTTTGTCTTTAGTCGCCGTTTGTTTTGGTTGTCCACGGGCCGCCATATTGCCCATTTCTACCTTCCGAAACAAACGGCACTTTTCTTTTCACGTATGCGTAATTCAATCATCAAAATAGAACGCAGGAGGATAGAAGAATCTTCGCACGCACGGATTTGGAAGAAGCTTATCCGAGATAAAAAGCTATCAGCGCGCGCTCGCATGGTTATGGTTTACATACTCAGCCATGATGATACTTGGGAACCGCGTTTCTCTGATTTGAAAGCCAATAACCTTGGTGGAAAGATTGCACTACGCGCTGCGTTCCAAGAATTACGAAAGCAGGGTTATGCGCGGTTGGTGGCTATTCAAGACAAGTCTACTGGGGATTGGAAAGGGAAACGCTACTTCATATCGGAAGAGCCGGTTTTAGCATCCTCCGGAAATGTGTGCTTGAAGAATAGTTCCTATTCTTTACGTAATACCAATACCACGCCCGCAAAGCGGGGCGGTGGGATAGTGAAAGAAGTCCCTCCACCAAAACCAACACGATATGCCATTAGGTTTAATGAAGCGCTGATTGAACTCGAACGAGGCACCCATCTGTCCAAAAGGAATTTGTCCCATTGGGCACGCTCCTGCCAAAAGCTGGTTGACCAGTTGAAAGGTGATTGGAAACGGTTGCGTCGTGTAATGAATTTCCACTTTGACCATTGGACGGATGACTACGTCCCACAGTGTTTTAACTTTTTCGATTTCAACAAAAAGTTCTTTCGCATTGAAGAGGCTATGGACCGGAAAGAACGTCGCAAGCACTCCCAAAATGGAAAGCACGCATTGGAAGAAGATCCAGCGGAAGCCCGCCAAAGGCTTTTGAGAGATTTGAATTTGGTTCGGAATGGAGAAGATGAATGAAGGTTACTGACATACGTTCAAGCGAGGAGCGAACGCTGCTTACTGCTTTGATTGTTCACAACGAAGTTCTGTCCACTGTTTACACCAAACTCCAAGGGGATAGTAGGCCTTTTGAAAGCAAGTGGGCAAACACCGTGGCGAAATGGTGTTTCGATTACTACGCCAAATATCGAAGAGCTCCGCGGAAGGATATTAAGACGTTGTTCACAAAGCACGCGTCCAAGATCAACGATGAGGACGCCATCGGTTTGATTGAAACGTTTCTTGAGCGCCTCAGCAAAGACCACGAGCAGTTGTCCGAAGAGTTGAATGAGCAATACTTAATCGACCAAGCTTCGGCCTACTTCGATCGCATACGCTTAGGTCGGCTGGCAGAGAGCTTGCAGAGTGCGGTTGAAAATCAAGACGTAGAGGAGGCGCGTGAGTCGTTAGCTGATTACGAGCATGTCAGCTTTGCTTCTAGCGACTGGGTAGATCCGTTTTCAAAGGCTGAGATCAAGAAGACCTTCCGCCATGCCGATGAGGACCAGTCGCTGGTCACTTTTCCTGGTGAGGACTTAAGTGCTTTCCTGTCGCCTCACTTTGCACGCGGCACGTTTGTTTCTTTTGCCGCTCCAGAAAAGCGTG